GGAACATAATAGAGCCATTAGAGAGTATATTAAAAAATGAATATCATTTTACAAATGGGAAAGAATATAAATTAAAATTCGGGCAATATGATAAGTATTTTGAAATATATGGTATAAAGTTTTATTTCTTTGGATTCAATACTAACTTATCATATAACAAAATATTAGGTAGACCATTAATATTTATATGGTGTGATGAAGCCGCAAGAATATATACTTCTCCACAATTAAGAGATAGTTTTCAAGAACTAGTTGGAAGGCAGATGAGTTTTGCAGGACACCCTTATTATAAAAGAATAGATAGTTTTAATGTAGAGGGCAGCCAAAACCACCCATATAAAAAAGATTATATAGATAGCGTTAATTGGAAAAAATATGTTTTCTTTCCATTTGATAATCCTGTACTTAATACTGAAGAAAAGATAAAAAAAGTACGTGAGATGTTTCCACCAGGTAGTTTAAGAAACCAAAAGGTATATAACAAATGGGTAGTAGCAGAAGGTCGTGTATTCAATCATATACCTCTTATAGAAAATCTAGACAATTATATAATACGTGAAATTGGAATAGGTTGTGATTATGGTAGTGTAAATGCAACGACATTTAGTGCGTTAGGTTTAGCAATGCATAAAGAAACCAGGGAGTGGAAGTTGATACTTTTAGATAAATATTATCATGATCCAAAAGTTGAGGGAGATACACCTACAACTGAATACTATTCTACACAATTAAAAGAGTTTATTAATTACTTAAAGAAGAAATATGAAAGAATACCAATTAATACATTAGTCATAGATAGTGAAGCAGCTCACTTTGATAATAGACTAACAGTAGATGGAATTAGACACGAATTAGCAAAGAAAAATAAAATAAGTGTAGATGAAAGCGTACAATATATGCAAAGTTTATTTTATAAAGGATTTTTATTAATGCTATCAAGTCCACATATAAGATATTTCATAAATGGAGAAGCAATATATGGAGGGCATGACATAGGACTAGAAGAATTAGAAAGCTATCATTATGATAAATTAAGAAGTGAAAAAGAGGGAATAAATTGTTATGTAAAAGACTTCGACCATTACGTTGATGGAACACGTTATATAATAATGGAATTTCAATTAACAAATAGAGCGCCAATAGTATAGGAGATAGGTATGGTAATTAAATGTAAGAAAACAAAGAGATTTCTTTGTGAAATAAATTACGATGAAATCATTTCATTATTAGCAGAATATGGAGTACAATTAGAAAGGCCATTAAAACTTGTTGTACCTTGTAAGAATTGTAAGACAAGTGAAGTATATGACATATATAAAGATCATTATATATTTAGAGAAAACAGGGGGTACTTGCAGAAAAAATAATATGTGATATCATATATTCAAGAAGTGCAAGTATTAGACCTTATTATGGTGCTAATGGAAGCATAAGGTATAGGAAAACCTTATGTTTTTTATTGGAGGTAAAAATGAAAAAACAATGGAAACTATACTTGTACTATAATGGCATTTTAATAAAAAAAATAAGGATTAAAGAAGATGAGGAACCTAGCAAAAATAGTTATGCAGTAAGGGTATTCTTTAAACGTCAATTATTTAAAAACATTGTAGCAAGTGTAGTAGTTAGGCCTGTTAGGTTATTAAAAACAGACGATACTAAAAAGAAAACATATTGGGGAGTAACAATGGAAACAGGAATTGAAGTTTAAAGGAGGTAAAATATGGAGGGTAAATTAAGACATTTTAACCCATTACAAGCACCATACATAAAAGTAGATGTAAAAGTAGTGCAACCAGGTACAACAAATGGGAAACCTAATATCAAAAATGAAACAAAATATGTGTTAGCACCTTCTGCTAAAAAAATTGGAACATATATTAGAAACCAATTATTTGGAAGTGATTTACTAACACAAACTGAAGGACTTAATATAAATTGGCTAATGCCTACATTAGGAGAAGCATTAGAATTAAGTGTATATGAAGGGGAAAGCTTTATATATATCCATAAGTTTAATGGAAAAATCTATCTAGAATGTATTAAGAAATGTGATATACATAATTTAGTTCAATTATATGACGAAATAATAAGCTGTGATTTAGTTCATGAATTTGAATCAAATAATGCAGAATATTTATTAGAAAGACATATAGAATTAAAAAATGGAAATTCAATTATTTCATTAAAAGCATTTAGAAAAGATAAAAACTTATCTAAATTTGAAGAAATACCTTTATCATTATTTAATAATGTATTTGGTACTGAATATCAAAAAATTTATGACTTACCTTATGAAGTAATAATAAATATTGATATAGGTCAAAAATTCTTTAAAGATAGTGAAAAATTCTTATATGAAGAAATGGAAATATATAATACTTTATGTGAAGAAATCCAAAAAACAAAAACAAGAATTGTAACTACACAACATTATCAAAGTGGAGATATATATAGTCAATGGCGCCCAGCAGACAATATGTATGATGTAAAAACAATGAGTGTAGCAGGATTACAAGATTACTTTACATTACTTCCAGGAGATAGAGAACATCAAATGTTTGAGTTCTTACAGGGAGATATAAGAATTGAAAAATATATAGACGCATTTAAGTTTTGTGATTATCAAATAATTCAAATGGCGAATTTAAGTCCTGCGACATTTGGTTATGAAAAAGATAATTATCAAAATGTAGCAAGTGTTGATTTAAGTGCCAATTTAAGTGAAATGACAATAGAAGCAATTAAAAGGCAATTAGAACCACAAGTTAATAATTTAATAAAAAATATAATTAAATTACAAGACTTACTAGGAATACAAGAAGGAAGGATACCTGAAGATTTGCAGTGGGATTATGGAACAAATGAATTAATAAATGATAATAAAAAAATAAAAACATTACAAGAAATTCAAAGAACAATGGATATCCCATATTCAACTAGAGCTAAAATACTAACACCAATTATTAAAAAGTTAATGACAGACGAAATAACTGATAAATCATTAACTGAAGATTATAAAAGAGAAAGAGAAGATATAAAAATAAGTTTACAATGTTAACTTAAAATATTCTAAACTACAAAATAAAACTGAAGAATTATTTTTTAGATGTTTAGATGAAGAAAGAAGTGTTGAATACTTTTATAAAAAACTAGATGAAATATGGGGAAACATAGATTACTCATTTATTAATGACGAAATATTAGAATATGCTAATATTATAGAACAAAATAATATACAATTTATAGATCATAAAGCAGCAAAAAAAGAAGCTGAAAAACCTAACAAAAATAGAACAAGAAATTTAATTATTGGAATAGGTATAGGAGTCTTCTTAATAAGTGAATTAAAATTTGTTGAGAAGATTAAAAGAAGATATGAATTGTATTATAATTCACCAGAGTATAGAAGAAATAAAGAAGAATATTTAAAAAATAAAGTTAAAAAATATAATAATCAAGTAATTCCATATTTTGATAAGTATGGAAGAATAATAAGATACGTACAATTAAGTACATATTTAGCAATGAAATACAATACAGCAATGACAAGAGCAGGGTGGAATAAAACATTAGATATGGCAGAATTATATGGATATGAATACTTTTGGATACCACCACATAGTTTTAGTTGTAAACATTGCGCCCAATATCAAGGAAAATTGTTAAATATAGATACTGTAACTGAATTTACTGAAGCAGAAGAACAAGAAGGAGATATATTACACCCTAATTGTAAATGTGAATTATTATTATATACACCATTAACTAATATAACAAAAATGAAACTAACTGATAGTGAAATTGATATGTATTATGACATTAGGCAAAAAGTAAATTCACTTACATTAAAAAAAGAGCGTATTTTAACTGAAATTAAAATACAAAAGGAATTAGGAAATCAAGATGAAGTTGATAGACTAAAATCCATATTAAAAGAGGTAAATTCTCAAATAAGAGAGTTACAAGATAGCTTACCAACTGAGGAATTACGTAGGAAGGTAATTGCTATTAATAGATAGACCGAAATGTCTATAAACTATTGCACTTCTAAATCGCGATAGGAGGAAGAACATGGATATTAAAAAATATCTAACAAACAAGGATATCGAGTTATCCAATGATGATATAAACATCGAAAAACTCGAAAAAGATTTACGTAGAGGTTACGTATTAAGTGAGGAAGTTGATAAAGCAAGAGCTGAAGCATTAAAAGAAAACACTTCTAATTATAGTGAACTAGAAGAAAAATACACTAAATTAGAAAAATCTTATAATGACTTAGAGGCAAGAAATACTGAATTAACTTCTCAAGAAAAAGGTTTAAAACTACAAGTTGAAATGATTTCACAGGGATTTAGAAAAGAGGATTTAGATGAAGTGTCAAAACTTCGTAATAGTCTATTTGCTGATGAAGTAGATGATACAAAAGCAGTAAGTATGATTAAAGAACGATACAACGCTACATACTTTCCTAAAACACAAGTAAATATACCAGACGAAACCAATTTCAATAAGGCAGAAAGTAAACCAAAAGAAATAAATATAACAAGAAATACTAAATTAAGTGATTTAGTGATTAAGTAGGAGGAGAAAGAATGAATTACACAGTAGATGGAGTGTATTCACTAGATTTACAAAGTGTAGCAAAAAGAATATACTACTCTTTAATCTATAGAAGTACATTCTACAAATTTTTAAATGAAAAATATATTGGAGAAGTAAGAAACGCTGGTACTCCAATGATCGAAGTATTAAAGTCAAAAGACGCAACAATTAACGTAAGAGAAACAAGAGAAATATCAACAGCTCTTACACCAGCATTATTAGGTTATGATAGTGTTAAAGTTGATTTAACAGCATTACCTATGGATTATTCAATTAGAATACCAATTTTAATTAGTGGAAGTAATTTTACAAATACACTAGAAGACGCTATGGATAAGAAAGACGCAGGAGTAGCAAGTCAAATCGATACTTATGGATTTGGTGTATTAAAGAATGAAGTTACTCAAGTAGCTCAATGGGCTCCACAAACTAAAGATGAATACATTGAAAAATTAAATAGCTTAAAAGCTACATTATTCAATAAAAATGTATTTGATAGTTATAGATTAGGATTAGCAGCAACTGAATATGCTAATTTAGTAAGTGCTTTAACTTCAATATTAAAATTTGAAACAATGGCAGGAGTAGAAGGAGTA